TGTGCTTGCGGTAGTACAGGCCAAAGAGGTAGCACTACTTCAGTAATAGGACCGATATTAAACGTTTGCGGAACAACTTGTGCAACAACCAATGCTGATAATCGTCAGTTTGTATTTGGCACATCTATGAATACTATAGGTATGGTAGGCGCAACAGTCCAAGGTACAGGTATTCCTGGATCAACAACTATTACCGCAGTTAATTGTATGCTAGCACCACAAGGTTGTATTAGCGGACAGGTATTTTATACTGGAGCACTGCTATGTAGCGGAACCCCAGTAGTAGGCATGTGCCTATGGTCAGCTATGCCAGCCGCACCTAACGTAGGTGGCGGTGGAGCATGTTTCAGTGGTAACACTTATATTTGCTGTAACATTACCGGTACTGGTGTAGGTTCACAGTGGGGTATTAACCAAAACTTTACATGGGGTCCTGCTCCGATCTATGGTTTTGCGGCCACACTGAGCCAAGCGGCCACAGCAACCAACAGCAACAATGCACTATATTGTGTCAGTTACGGCGCTCCATACTGCTTGAATAACTTCTGTGCAGAAGGCGGCTACGGCGGATGCTCATATTGTAATCCAGCTTGCTGTTTTTCATATTGCACATGTAGCCCAGGCGGTTCAGGTGCGGCAACTGCATCAGCAACAGCCGGCATAATTAGTGGAACTACATTTACAGCAGGCGGAACAGTTACAGGATCATTTGGTTTAAACTATGTATTAACCGGAACTGGTGTTACTGCTGGTACAACTATTATTGGTTGCACAAACACCACTACTTGGACTGTGGACAGAACACAAACAACTACAGCTACCGCAATAACCGGTACAGCACCATTATTACCTAACGCCTACGGCGGAGACATAAATATCCAGGGAGTTAAAGGATGCTACTATCATATTTGCTGTGATAACGCTTGCTGGAATAAACATTTCATACCATTCCCAGCTGGTTTAGTTAACCAGTGTGGTGGTGTTACGGTAATGGGTATTACAGGTTCTGGTTACGCAGATACACCATATTGTGTGGCAGCTAGCTATATCGGTTGGTCGACTCAAAATTCGCAGTATGTTCCGGGCATCGGGGGCGTTACGCACTATGTAACTGGCCAAGGTTGTGCCCAAGGAATGCCAGGTCGCCCAGGAATGATTAAAATAACTTACAGATAATCGGAGAAATAAAAGTGCCAAAAAAAATAAAATTTGAATTCGAATACGACTTACCAGATGAATATCTGAGTGACCAGGCTACTTTAGGCCTAAAAGCTAAAGGTATCTATGAAGGTCCAGAACAAATTTGGATCTTAGTAAATAAGGAAACTGGTAAAATACAATATAACTACGGTTACGTTGAAGTCGAACCTAGAGATCCAAAAGTCTCAGAAGCAACAGCCCAAGCTAAAGCTGGACAAAACTTTGTTGCAGTATTAATTGATGCAAAAGATGAGCCAGTGGTTGCTAGTTTCTATGTTGATTTACATCCAGATACTTATACAGTAAAAGAATATAAATTAGCCGATGGAACTGTACATTATGCTCGTCCTGATCCTACATATCCGGATCATACATACCAAGTTGAAGAAATTACTTATAATCTTGAAACTAAATCTTGGAATAGACCGTTTCCATTTAAGAAACCGCATATTAACGCAGAACAACACGATCAGGCTCGCCTAAACGTGATTGAAGGATACAAGCGAGATTTAGCTGACGAATTTAATGACTATTCACCAGAAATGCGTAAAGCCATTGAAGCCGTGATTAAAGAAATGGAAGCAATCCCAGAAACACACGGACATTTAGACCCATGGCAAATTCCATTCCCAAATGATCCACGTGCAGAACCGCTGCCAACTCCGCCAGCTGATCCGACACAAAAACCAGACGAACCAAATCCGTCAGATCATAAAGACTAATTGGTTATTATCTTAAAAAGGCTCTTCGGAGCCTTTTTTTATCACCTCAATGTCTGTAGACTATAAATATCTCACAATCATTAACTGTGTACATAAAGGACATTATGAAACGACCCTCAGCTTTTTTTATCAATGGTGGCGCTGGCCGCGTGATATGCTCAATTCCGGCGCTGGAGAAATACGCCGAAGATAACCCAAACGAAGATTTTTTAATCGTATGCGAAGCAGGCACAGACTTTTATAAAGGCCATCCAAAATTGTATCATAGAGTTTATGATGTATGGCATAAAAATCTATTTAGAGAACGCCTAGTAAATATGGATGTTAAAACCCCAGAACCCTATCGTGTTTGGGAATACTATAATCAGCAGGCCAGTCTAGCACAGGCTTTTGATATTGATATTAACAATAAAGGACTTAGGGATTTACAAAAACCAAAAATTAAATTGTCGACAGAAGAACTAATCCAAGGACAGTTAACTATTAATGAAGTTAGACAAAAAACTGGCAAAGATAAAGTGGTGGTATTTCAACCATACGGTCGAGGAGTTACAGTTAATAACGAAGTAGTGTACGACAGCAGTGGTCGCAGTTTTGATTATAAAAACGTGGTTAATATTGTTAAAAAATTACAAAAAAATTATGCCGTGATATTAATGGCTGAATTTCAAATGAACTTTGAAGCAGAAGGTGCCGGCATGGTGGCACAACCACAACAAATTCATATTCGCCAATGGGCTGGAATTATTGCCGCTTGCGATCATTTTTTAGGATGTGATAGTGTAGGCCAACATATTGCATATTCATTAAACAGAACAGCCACTGTGGTATTAGGTTCAACATTTGCAGTTAATGTATCATATCCAGAATACGAAAAGTTTGATATTTTAGACATGGGTGAAGGGCTACGCAAGTATAGTCCGATTAGAATTTGCCCCGATGAAGATTCTGATAGAACCAATGATGGCATCATGATTATGAACGAAAAAATTGAAGATGTTATCGTTAAATCGGTTGACACACTGGTCGAAAAGTATTATACTAAGCCTATGTCCCCAACATTACCAAAGATTAGTGGAACTGTTGCATCGCCAGCAGGCGGAAATCCACAACAACCACATACCCATGAGTTTCAGACACAACCATCAGCTGTATCGTCAGTTATGCCGGCTGTAACGAGACCAAAGCTACCGATCGCACCCAAAAAGGAACAAGTATAAATGAAAAAAGATAATTCAGTATGGATAGCCGCAATAGCTCGCGGCCACAATGCAGGAGTATGTCTACTTAAAGATGGCGAAATAATTTTCAGCATCGAAGAAGAACGTATTAGTCGCCAAAAATATGATGGAGGCCCGTATGCCGCAATGGTTAAGATTTTAGAATATACTAATCGTCTTGACTATCTAGTGATTGCGCATACACAGCCACTAAAAGAAACTGCCGGCAGAGTTGATTTTACCGGCGATGACGTATACACTGGTCTGGCTCGAAAGTTAGGATTGATCAATAGAAAAGACAATATCTATCAACATCCGCAAGTTATTGATTTAAGTTATGTACATCATAAATTACACGCCGCCTGCGCATTTTATCGTTCAGGGTTTGACACAGCAGTAGCGGTGGTAGTTGACGGCGCCGGAACATTTATCCCATTAAATGTTGGTAATGATCCGGTTACTGGATGGGAAGTAGAAACAATATATACCTGCGAATATCCTGCTAATTTCAATACAGTATTCAAACACATCGGTTTGCGTGGGCCAACTCCTGCACTGTATGATAAAGCAATGACCAGTCAGTTCTATGGTGAAGAAGGTGTACACGAGTGTGTTATTGACGACCATGCAGGAATTACCAAAGTATACGAGGCAGTAACAGAATATTGTGGATTTAGTTCGATCGAAGCAGGAAAAACCATGGGACTATTTCCATACGGTAAGCCCAACGATAAAATTCCTCCATTGTTTGTAGATAGCGGCAGATATCCAGTATCTGATAGGAACGTGATTATTCCTAATTACCCAAATGGTGCTATTGTTAATGCTGGTTTCTTTGATGAACTAGCTGATACCACTAGTTCAGATGTAACAAAATTACAAAATCGTAGAGATCTTGCCTATGCTTGTCAAACACAAACCCAGGATCAAGTGGTTAAGCTAATTCGTAAAGCAGTTAAAGATACTGGCACTAATAAAGTAGTATTAAGTGGCGGATACGGATTAAATTGCGTGGCCAACTATCACTATCTTGAAGCACTAAAAGATGACGGTATTGAACTGTATGTTGAACCAGTTAGCAACGATGCTGGAACTGCTATGGGCGCCGCACTAATGTTCTATAGATCGTTAACACAAGATGATACCAAGTTTGACCGTGCTGACACGCTATATCTTGGACCATCATACTCATATACTAGCGAAAATATTCAATCGTTAGTCGATGAAGTGGGCGGCGAATTAACTGATGCTAAACACTCAGATGTTGTAGAATTATTGATCAATAAAAATATTGTTGCACTATTTCAAGGCCGATCAGAAAATGGGCCACGTGCTTTGGGTAATCGTAGCTTCTTATTTGATCCACGATTTAAAGACGGCAAAGATTTTGTTAACGAAGTCAAGCGTCGGGAATATTTCCGTCCCTTTGCAGGATCAATACTAGAAGAAGATGTACACAAGTGGTTTGATCTACGTGGAATGCCTAGCAGTCCTACTATGATGTATGCTGTAAATTGCCAACCTGGAATTGAAGAAAAGATTCCAGCAATTATCCACGTTGATGGCACTTGCCGTATACAAACAGTAACAGCTAAACAAAATAAACACTATTATGATTTGATCAAAACCTTTAAAGATAAAACAGGTTGTCCTATTATCTTTAATACTAGCTTTAACCTAGGTGGTGATCCTCTAGTTGAAACATTAGAAGATGCTGTAGAAACTTTGGTTAAGAGTGAAGTTGAATATTTGTATCTGCCAGAATACGGCAAATTGATTAAAGTAGCTAATCAAGAGTAATAAAAAAGCCGCTTAACGCGGCTTTTTTTATTCTAAACTTTCTGCAAATTCTAAAAGTGTTTCAAAAACAGTTACTTTTCGCTTTAAATCTTGATTGGCAAAAGAACCTAATTTCTTTAAGGCTTCTTCTCCATCCATCGATTTAATCAATATAGGTTTAGCCTTACTAGTTTGGGCGGCTTTTAGATCACTTATTTTATCCCCAACAAACCATCCTTCGCTAAATTTGACCTTTGTCTCTTTCTCGGCACGTTGAAGCATGCCTATATTTGGCAATGCGTAGATGTCTTCTTTTAATTTAGTTGTAGAGTAGTATAATCCTTCAATGGTCATACAACCCGCTTCACCTAGTAGTTTTAATAGATGCTGATGTACTACATCAACGTCAACTTGGCTAAGTTTTCTTTCGCCAATTCCGTATTGATTGGAGAAAATCACAATCTTATAACCCTTACTTCGTATAAGAGCCACGGCTTTAAGAGCATCAACAATTGGATCAACTTCAGATGGATTTTTAACATGGTCAGGTCGAGCTTTTATCAGCACATCTCTAGACAGGCCAATAACCGGTTTAGTATACGCACTAACCGCTGATTTTACAGAATAACGCGAAACATCGCCTAAATTAATTTCGTCTTCTTCTAGTAAATTTCTTAAATTCATATTTTTTTCCTTAATAAAGCACTATATTAATTTAGCATCTTTCCTGCAAGATTGCAGCCATACTGGATATGAATAAATACATATGAATGGTGATATCATATGAACTTTCTTGACTACTTTACAAACGGACTGGGCAATACCCTAAAGTTTAAAAATCGGGCTAATTTTTCCTATAAAGGCGAAGTAATTCCGGTACAACCTAACACGGTTATAGACAAGTGGGCAGTGGGTAATTTTTCCAGTGCAGAATATGAAATAGCAGTAGAATACGGAAATGATGACGTAGAAACCCTGAGAGTAACAGTTTCAGCAAGACCAGGCCAAGCCAGTATCACAGCATTTGGTCGTACAAATCTAGGCAGAGATCTAGTAAAATTTACAGCTACGGTAGATAATTCGTTTGTTTCAGTTATTGCCAGCCCCTATTACCAAGCCGATGCTGTAACAGCATTGGTAGGAGTACGCTTAACATACAAAGCCACCTATGCTGAAAGACTAACTGCAATCAGTGTTCCGACAACCACTGGCGAAACTACCAGCGCAGGCGGCGCTATGGGATTTGGTCTTAATTGGCGAAATACTAACATTGACGACGGATTTGGACAAGTGTCTGATGACGGTGGTATGACTATTAGTAATATTAAAACTGTTATTGTTAACTCCACCAATACTCTCAATTCTAAGTTTATTCTTGACACAATAAACATACAAAACACAGATGGCAATCTAGCAATTACTACTGTTCCTACTCCCGGCATTGACAGTTTAACTTTTGCACTGACTAATATTCCAAATTTAACTGTTACTGGATCAGTAACAGCAACACTAACTCAATCGTCAAGCATTAATAATGTTCAAATTGGTTCAATCGTACCTGCAGGCGGACGTTTTACTACAATTTCCAGTACAGGCGCAGTCGCATTATCATCACCTAATGCGGTTGTTAGCCTGGCACCAACAGGTACCGGTACAGTTACTATTAATCCTGTTACAGCCGGACGAATTAACAACGTTAGATTTGGTGCTACCACCCCTAGATCGGCCCGTTTCACTAGTATAACAGTGACACAACCGACTACTAATAATTCTCAACTGGTCTCATTAGCACAGATTAATGGTAGACTTTTACTTGGAGCAATATAAATGAATGGATATTCCTATATAGCGGTACCTGGGCAAGGAACGATTGCGCTTACTGCCACAAACAATACGCTAAATGTGCAGGGTCAAGGTGGTTTAACTATTGCCACAAATACTTCAACTAACACACTTACATTTAATCTAAGTAGTCAAAGTTTTTCTGTAGCAAATTTTACAGTTACATCTAGTTTAAATATCAATCCAACTACACCTAGCACTTTAGATAACATAACGATTGGTGCCACTACGCCGTCAACTGGCGTGTTCAGTACACTGGCAACAACCGGCGCAGTAACATTAAGTCCAGCAAATGCTAACATAACTATCAGCCCAACTGGCACAGGAACACTAGTGGTTAATCCGGCAGTCACTGGCAACATTGACAATGTTATTATTGGTGCTACTACTCCGGTCGCTGGTTCTTTCAGCAGTATTACCTTAACAACCACTCAGCCCAACACAATTAACAGTGCGGTTACAAAAGGATACGTGGCAGCACTTTCAGCAGCCTATGGAGTAGCATTATCATGACAGTGGCCAAGAAACAACTAAGATCTACACACGGCTTTGAAAGCCCATATTTTGTTGTTGATGTTGACGGCAATTTAATCAGCCAAACTATCACAGTAACAGGTAGCCGACTTGAACTAACACAGGGATCCTATCTTAGTTATGCTGGACAATCATTATTATCTCAAACTACACTAGGCAGTACAGTTACCAATATAGCAGGAACATTAACAGGTCTTAAAGTCAGCGGCCCGACTACCCTAACTGGAAATCTAAGCGTCACCGGCGCAGGTGCTGTAGTCAATATTGCACCAACAACTACTGGAACAATGGATAATATATCTATTGGTGCTACTGCTCCGGCAGCCGGTCGTTTTTCCAGCTTGTCAGTCACGGGGCCAACAACTATTGCGCCTAGCGGAACTTTAACACTTAGCCCGGTGGGAACACTTACCCTAGGCACAGCAACACAAACTACAAATTTTCTGGGACATATTACAGTACTTGGTAATCAAAGCGTTACGATAACTCCAACGGATGGAGCACAACTAACCATCCAGCCAACACGCTTAGGCAGTATTGACAACGTAAATATTGGGCAAAATGTAGCGGCTGCAGGACGATTTCTCACCGTAACCTTAACAGCTAACGATGAAAAATGGAACACAAGTAGAACACAAGTAGCTACAAAACGATACATGGAAACAACAGGGTGGATGCAGGCATTTTTTGCCATGGGTCAGTGATATAGCCTGTATCTAAAATTAAACACTTATTTTAACTAAATAAAGTTAATGATATATTCGGAGAAATAAATGGCCAAAAGTCAGCTTAGACAGTATGTTTTTACACCGGGCACAGCCGGCAATGGGACCATTTCGGTACCAGGTAAGATTGATCTGCAACAGTTATTAATTATAACCAACACCACACGAAATGTAATCCTTTACAATTTTGCAGATATTACCTATGCGGGTACTATAGTAACATTTTCAAGAGCAAACGATCTTAACTTTGTTACAACACTAGATAATACCGACGGTGTTACTACTATTAGATTAAGCATAGATACATCAGCACAGTTGGCCGGCGATACAATCCAAATATTTTATGAAAATCCAGAACAAATTGTTCGTATGCCTGAAGTCGGTACTGATGCGTTTGAACGTACTCGCGTATCTCCACCTACATCCATGCTTGACGCTGACTTTGAGTATGGATTACAACCAACTAAGTGGTTAACTGTAAGTTTACAGCGTGGCTATCCTAACATTTATGAAATTCCGGGTACTGATTTTGTTACAACCGCTGCCACAACCGATGCTAGTTTAGCAGGTGGTGGATTAGCAACAGCAGAAAGTTATATTACTATTACTACAGCAACAGCACATGGTTTAATTACCGGCACCCCAATTACTGTTCGCGGCATGGATGCCGCTATTACAGGATTTGATCGTGCTGAAGGTACATTTATTGTTTATGATGTGCCATCCCTAACAACTTTTAGATTCATTGCCAAAGGCAAAGTAGGTTTCAATGCTGGCGACAGCATTTGGACTACATTTTTACAAATACGTAAAGGCGGATTTTATGCCAATGCTAACGTGTCTAGTACAATCAACACAGCTTGTACAGCCACAGCAGTCACAAGCAACTATGTAACAGTTGCATCAACTACTGGTATGACTGTAAACAGTCCTATCACATTTGCACAGGTAAGAACAAATATCACCGGTATTAACACTAATCAACAGATTACAGTTGGTACTACGCTAGGTATGGCAGTTGGTATGCCGTTAGCTACCACTGGTTTGACATTTGGTAACGTGGTTACTGGTACAACATACTATGTAGCCAGCATTATTGACACTAAGACTATTACTATGAGTATTAGTCCTTCATTGACTCCAGTCTTTACTCCTACGGTTACTGCATCAGGTGGAAATATGTATATCACTGGCGGAGCCAGTTTTGGTGGTATAGTAAGTGGTACACAGTATTATATTCAGTCAATTGTTAGCGGTACAGTTATTACAATTAGCCCTAACATCACAGTAACAACAACAGCCACAGCCGTATACTCAGGTTCAAACTATATTACAGTTGGAACTACTGTAAACATGACAGCCAACGAACCAATTGTGTTTGCTGGTTCGGCATTTGGTGGTCTAAATACAAGTACACAATATTATGTTGTGCAGATTATTAACAGTAATACCATTACCGTATCAACAAGCATTTCTAACGGCGTTGCTGGTAGTGTACTTAGTGTAACATCAGCATTTGGTAATATGACGGTAGTGGCAGGTGGAACAGTAGCATTGACTACAGCCACTGGCTACTTGGGAGTTCAAGCAGTTAGCAGTGTAGCATTTAGTTTCTCAACACCGGTAGTAAGTGCCGCAGTAACAGCTACATTAAGCAACGGCTCTGGTGCCGCAGGAAATATTTTAAACGTTAGTAACGTTACCAGCGGAGCATTAGCCATTGGTCAAGGCATTAGTGGCACAGGTGTTCCTTCAGGTACGACTATTATTGCTCTAGGTACAGGCTCAGGCGGAACTGGAACATACACAGTCAGTACATCTAGTGCTTATATTGCTAGCGGTACCGCAATAAATGCATATTCTGGATTTAGCACCATTACAGTAACCTCAGCCAGCCCACACGGTCTATTGCCAGGTGGAACAGTTAACGTGCAAATTACCAGCGATAACGGAACAAACAATCATACACTGGCAAACGGTCCGTTCTTTGTTGAAGGAGTACCTAGTCTAACAACATTTACCTACACGGCTAGACAAACTGGAGCATTAACTGGAGGCACAACATTGCTAGGCACGGTATATGCTCGTCCGGATAGTTTCTATACGCATAGACCGCTTGACGGCGGTGTGCAATTAGGCACAGGATCACCAGCGTACGGCGGCCAAGCAACACGTCAAAGTAAAAAATATATCCGCTATCAGTCTGGTAAAGCTATTAACTTTAACACCGGTGCGCTATTTGCACCAAACTATTTCGTTCGATCAGTTGTTGCATCAGGAACAACAGTGGGATCAACAATCACTATTTCTTGCGATGACGTAGACCATGGATGTCAAATTGGCTGTGTTATTAATCTAAGTGGTATAGTAACATTAGGCTACAATGGAAATTATACAGTTACTGGTATTATCGACGAACGTGTATTAACAGTAGTTGCTACTCAAACACTTGGTTCTGTAAATCCTGTTATTACTGATCCTTGCCTACTTAGCGTATTATTCTGGAAAGGCGCAACTGTGCGTACCGGTACATTTGATGAACAAAACGGCGTATTTTTACAATATGATGGACAATTTATATCAGCAGTAAAGCGTGCCAGTACGTTCCAATTAGCCGGCACGGTCAGCATCAATGCAGGCGGCAACACGGTTATCGGCATAAATTCGCGATTTACTAATCAGCTGGCTGCTGGCGACCGCGTGGTAATCCGCGGTATGACTCATGTGGTCACTAATATTATTCATGATACACTATTATATGTTAATCCTGGATTTAGAAGTGCTGTCAATGCCAGCGGTATTAAAATGACCAAAACTATCGACTATGTAATTCCACAACAGCGTTGGAATCTAGACCGTTTCGACGGCACAAGCAGTCCGTTCAACCCAAGCGGATATAGCATCAACCCAACTAGAATGCAGATGGTGGGTATGCAATGGACATGGTACGGTGCTGGATTTATTGACTTTATGTTTAGAGGCCCTAACGGCAAATATGTAACTGTACATCGTTTACGTAATAACAACGTGAATAATGAAGCATGGATGCGTACTGGTAACATGCCAGTGCGTTATGAAGTACAAACCGAAGGCGGTAAAACAACCATTGTTGGAGATCAAACGATCGGTACAACTGATACAGTAATTCCAGTAGCTGACGGAACATTGATTCCAGCGGCTGGACAGGTATATGTTGACAATGAAATTATTACATATACCGGCGAACACGAAGCTACTATTACTGGTACTGTACACTCAGTGGCTACAAGTAATGCGGCTAGTATTTCGGGAACTACATTAAGTTTATCGGGAACTATTACAGGAACTTGGGCTATAGGCATGTTGGTAACTGGTACTAACATTGTTGGTAACTGCTTTATTACAGCAGGATCAGGACTTGCATGGACTGTGAGTACAAGCCAATCAGTAAGTTCAACTAACTTGACTGGTACATTAGATGTTGTAACTATAACAAACACCACACTGATGGCCATAGGCCATCCAATAGTGCCGATCAATAATACTGCATTTCCATTAGCATCTAGTGTGTTAGGCGGAATTTCCAGTGGAAAAACTTATTGGATTTTAAATATTCCATCGAGCACACAATTAACCTTAGCGGCTGTTTCAACAATTTCATCGTCGACCCCACAAGTAACTGTTTCAACAGTGGTAGCCAGTCCTACCCAGCTATTAACTGTTGCCGCTATCGTTGGCTGTACAAGAGGTACAAGTACTACTCAATGGTCAGCTGGCGGTTATAGAACATTTACCGCAGGTCCAGCCGCAACACACCAACCATTAACTGGTGTATTGCATTGTGCTCCTACATGTAGTCCAATCGTCAGCCACTGGGGTGCGGCGTTCCTACAAGACGGTGGCTTTGATTCAGATCGTGGATACATTTTCAGCTACCAAGCTCCAAACGTTAGCATTTCAACTAAGAAAACCACTGCGTTTGCTATTCGTCTAGCACCTAGTGTAAGTAATGCGTTAACCGGTGACTTAGGTACTAGAGACTTGTTAAACCGTGCGCAGTTCCTACTACAAGGTATTGAGATTACTGCTGGAGGTACAAGTAATACTAACTCAGCATTGGTAATTGAAGGAGTTTTAAATCCAAGCAATTACCCAACACCGGTAAACAACATTAGTTATAACAGTTTAAGTTCAACAGTGATCCCAACAGGACAACCAAGCTTCTCACAAGTGGCAGCTGGTACCAGTATTACTTTTGATGGTTCTGCTACTAATCAACCTTTTGTAAGTTTAGCAGCCAGCTTGGGTGCTAATGCAATATTTGTTAGTTCAATCTTAGGCGTACAAGTTAATGACGACGTATTTTTTCCGGCTACTACTAACGGGGTACTGGGACAAACTAAAATTTCTAACATAGTTAATACTAGTAATGCCGCATTCACTGCCACTATTAGTGGTACTGGATTAACTATTAGCTCGTTGGCTAGCGGTACTGTTATCATAGGTATGGGTGTGTTTGGAGTTGGCGTAGCACCAAATACATATATTGTTAGCGGTTCCGGTAATAACTGGGTCCTAAACCAAACTAATACAGTTGGCTCAGCAACCAATATGACTGCGTCAATGTACAGCGTTACATTGAATCAACCACTACAGGCTGCAATCACATTAAACTCTACAGTATCATTTAGTCGTAACACTTATGCATCGCCTGGTGAAACAGTATTTTCGTTCATTAATAGTCCAAGCTCCAAAGACGGTCTGGATCTATCAGCATTGAAAGAATTAACATCAACACCATTAGGCGGTCGTGGTACATTCCCGAACGGTCCAGATGTGCTTATGATTAACGTTTATCTAACCCAAGGTAACCCAGTTTTAAGTAACTTGGTTCTGCGTTGGGGTGAAGCGCAGGCTTAACGATTTCGTCAGCAGTAAACAAAAAGCCCACCTTGCGTGGGCTTTTTTATAGACTATCTATAAGGTCTATAATTGTTTGAATTTTAGTTTGAATTATTTTATTTCGAAGACTTAGGTCAAGCCCACGATGAACAGGTTTAGGCAGTTGACCCATAGAAAACCAACCCCAAGCAGAATGCTCAGCACTAAGAGAAGGAATAAATTCTTCTTCTACTATACAAAAATATGTGTGAAAATTAAATACAGCATCGTTGCTGGTAAATTTTTCTAATGGTAATACTTTTTTAATGTCGGGCAACAGACCTATTTCTTCTGTAATTTCTCTTTGTAGTCCCTGCCACGGTGTCTCTGAAGGATTGTTGGTACCGCCTACAAGTCCCCAAGTACCACTGTGTTTACCGTCTGTTTTTTGCAACAGCAATATTCGTCGCGTAGATTTAGCGTAAAATAACGCACCACTACATATAATCTGATCTGCTATAACTCTAGTCTCCATGATCCTGGCTCATATTCACCTTCAAAGCTCTTGCTCCAGGACACGCCGTCCCATTTGTATTGAACTCCAGTGTATATATTAGTTTGCCAGACCATAACAGTGGTTTCTTGGGCGGCATTAAAAATTGTATTCCAACCGGTTCCGGTGTATTCTATAATGCTATTAGCAGGTGCGACTAATGGACCCCAAGTAAGAGAATAATTAGCGGCAGCAGTACCAGGGGTACCAGTCCACTGGCTATCTTTTAAATTAACAGAAGATCCAATATCATCTATAATAAGATATCTAGTACCAACAACAACTGTTCCTGGGTTAAATGTTAAAGGGTTTATAATAGCATCGAATGTTCCGGGACTATTAGGTCTATAACTACCGGCAGCACTATAACCAGGATCAACATCTAATTTTGCTGTGCTATCAATTCCGGTGTTAGTCGTTAATGTATCCGGATCCCAAGAGACTGCTAGTAAAGTTGAATCAGTGGGGTTTATTGCAACAGTACCAACAACATAACTACCATTTGGTTGTGTAAGGTATAATCTACTTGATCCGGCAGTGTACGTTCCAGGATATCGATTAAACACATCATTCCAATCAATAGGAGTGCCCATGCGTGTTGGAATATCCAATGTAGGTTCTCTCGGTACAACATTTTCTGTTGCACCTAAAACTACAGCTTGGCCGTTATACACTTGTAAAGAGTAATCAGTTATTGTAGTAACTACAGATGCCAGTTGATCTGAAAATGTATAATCCCCAGTACCGGCCAAATCAGCACCAAGACCGTCAATGTATCCTGTTTCATTTGTTCCTTTACTACCCCAAAGTCCGGTAACAATTTTAGTAATAACACCGAGATGTTTAACTTTGACCGGCGGACTTAACCATATCGGTGTTTCTAATGTAAGGGTCGCTACTTCTATCGGAGTATCATTCCCCACAGGAACTGTCCTACTAGACCAATTAATATCATTTATATTGAGAGTGCTTATACTAGTCCAATCAATGTAGTTGTCGGTTGTTTGTAATTCTAGTGTAGGATTAAACAAGACTAAAATTTGTTCAAGTATTTGTAATTTCTGATCAGTGTTAGCAGACCAAATATCTAACTTCATGGTTAGTTTATAGGGTGTTGGCATTAGACGTTCAACGGTATAGTTACGTCCTTGCCCGTTGGTATAATCGCCAGTGGTATTATCAATCCCGCGCTCTCTAAAATGTAGTTTGCCTACATAAGTACTATCGCTTAAACGACTTGCATCGGGGGTTAATCCGCTAACATATACCGACATTCGAGGAACAGAGTTAATTTTGTTTTCGCTGTTATTTCTCATAATGCTAGCCACCTGTCTGTCGGCATCACCGTACATAACTGGTATACGTACCAAAGTACCGTCACCGTATTTGACTACAAAATTACTGAAAACTCTAATAGTTTGGGTAAGATATCTACGTATCTGCCCGTCATAGAACCATTGCATTAGAAATCCGCCTTAGGTTTAAGAGCTGTTGAAAGACTCTGTCTTTGATTTTCTCTATAGTTATATAGCGTCACATTCCATGCACCTGCATTAGGTATGGTTTGTTGAACACCGGCAATTATTGGTAGGTTAACTCTAACCTTATTACTGCGTAAGCCTGCCGGACTTAGATAGCTATATGATGTAACTAGATTAGGATAATCTGATACAGCATAATCTAACATTAGTGTGTCATATTTTAAAACAACATAGGTAGGTAATACATAATCAATAGTGGTATTAACAGTGCTATCGCCAACCGTTAATGTTACATAATCTGAACCAACGTCATTGTTATATGTGTAGTTGTTATTGTTGATAAATCCAGCTTTTAATGTTTGTCTTGTATCGTTATTAGTCATATTCATACGCACATTATCTTCAACTTTAACCCAGCGAGTACTATCAAATCTAAATAATCTATTGGGCATAAAATCTGTACGCAAGAAGAAATCATTTTGCTGAGCCGTATCTGGAAACTGAATTCCAAACCCAAATTCATACCCGTTGGCTGGAAATCCGTCACCTAACATATATCCCGAGTATCCGCTACGTACCGGTACATCAGTAACATTACCGGCGCGGACCGATGTACTAACATTACTGGCCAGTATGTCTGCTTCGTCAGCGGTTTGTAATAGTGATTTACCGGTATCTGCATCTACAGCTAGTGTATAAAATTGTCTAGTCTCGTAACCACTCTTAGGAGCATCTGCTTCGGCCTGAGCAATTACTTGATCATTAATTTGTAATTCTTTGCTGTGAGTGCTGATTAAATCTCGTAGTGTAGTATCGCTAGGATTGCCGTTAGCATCAACCGCTGGCTGATTTAGTATATCGGCAAATTGCTGACTGTCTGTAATCTTTTTAAGTTTTAATCGATACAGATGCGGGAACCAAGTTACTGAAAATCCTTCACTGGCACGACCTACATCTTCAATGACATAGTATCTAGGTAAACTAATATCAAAATCGTTGAGAGCAAAATCATCTCGCAAATGCGGCAACTCTAGCACATCGCCACTAATCGGTTTACGACCAATATATTTGATAAAATCATTAATGTGTACAGTCATGTACAATGTATCGTTGTCGATAAACAAGCCAAATTGACTTAGATTAAAATCAATATTTTGTACATTATATAAACCTCTAATGCGATAAATTTCAGTATCGTATTTACGATCACGATTTTCTAAAAATAGTAGATCTTGTATATTGGCTACATTTTGTGTAGCATACGCAGGCTGATCTGCACTTTGCGTAACACCGGTGCTAGGACCTAGATATTTGTGCAAATATACGTCAGTTCCGCCAGCTTGGAACATTTCACTGGCTTGACGATCTATAAATTTATAGTCGTTGCCTTTTTCTGGTTTGTATAGGGAGAGTCTTGGCATAATGATATTTATCGCCAGCTAAATATACTAGGAGAACTAAAAAATGGACGAAATAGCAACAACCGACTCTAATTCTACTACTGAGCGCAACAAGGTATTCGACTATGTAAAAACCATGTTGGGCGATGGTATGATTGAGGTTGAGTTAGACCCTATTCATTATGAAACAGCCCTAGATCGAGCCCTAAATCGCTATCGTCAAAAAAGCCCAAATGCTGTTGAAGAAAGCTACTTATTCCTTGAACTGATCCAAGATCAAAATGAGTATAGGTTGCCCGATGAAGTTATCACGGTTAGACAAGTTTTCCGTAGAGCTGTTGGATCAAGAAGTGGTATAGGTGCAGGTGGAACATTGTTCGAACCATTCAACTTGGCGTACACTAACACTTATTTGATGAGCGGCAGTATGATGGGCGGTCTAGCAACATACGATATGTTTGCTGGGTATCAAAAGTTAGTAGGTCGTATGTTTGGTAGCTACATTGAATTTAGCTGGAAACCTACTAGCCACATACTAAACATTTTACAACGGCCATTTGCTCAAGGAGAACAAATCCTTGTACAAAGTTACAATTTCCGCCCGGACTGGGTTTTACTACAAGACACCTATGCTAAACAATGGCTCAAAGACTATACGCTGGCCACTGCTAAACTAATGCTAGGCGAAGCACGTAGTAAATTTGGTAGTATTGCAGGACCAGGTAGTCCAATCACCCTTAACGGTACTGCATTATTAACTGCTGGAAATACAGAGTTGGACAAATTAGATAAAGAATTAATGGACTTTACTGCTGGCGGTACTGGCTACTATTTTGTTCTTGGCTAACAAATAAATTGACATTGTAATCTAACTGTTATATACTAGAGTTACTTTAGGGGGCTCTATGATTATAGGCGTGTGCGGTTTTATCGGTTCTGGCAAAGATACTATTGCCGATTATCTTACTAATTTCCATGGTTTTCGAAGAGAAAGTTTTGCCAACAGTTTAAAAGATGCTGTTGCCCAAGTATTTGGTTGGGATCGCATGATGCTAGAGGGTCGAACTAAACAGGCTCGAGAGTGGCGAGAACAAATAGATCCGTGGTGGGCTGAACGCTTAAACATGCCTAACTTAACTCCACGGTGGGTACTACAGTACTGGGGCACAGAAGTTTGCCGTAAAGGTTTTCATGACGATATTTGGATTGCCAGCTTAGAGAATAAACTTCGCAACAGCAGAGACGACATTGTTATAAGCGACTGCCGTTTTCCTAATGAGATCAAATCAATTAAAGCCGCAGGCGGCATTGTTATTCGTGTAGTTCGTGGCGCGGAACCCGAATGGTATGAAGTGGCCAAATATGCCAACGAAGGTAAGGAAATGTTCAAGGAAAAATTATCTAGTTATGGAGTCCATGCTAGCGAAACTGCTTGGGTTGGCACTGAGTTTGACCATGTATTAGACAATAATGAAACTATAGACGATCTATATACGCAGGTTAAAGGTCTGGTACAAGATCCCCTTGGCGCCACTTTACCCCTTCCTTATGTAGAACACGCTGGCAATTTGCACATACCGTCTTAAGATTTATATGGCTACAGTTATTTAAATCTCCGTCTACATGAAATACTGAAAATACTTCTCGATGCGGTGATTTAAATCCGCATTTATCGCAGGCGTTTTTTATTTTATACCCCGCACGAAACCATCGTGCAATGCCAGAGTATTTTCCTCCCCTTAGGCAAGGTTCGCACAGTCGCCTATAATAGGTACGACCACCTTTAACATAGTTAACGGCAGCTGGTCTATATCCGCAGGAACAAAGTGGTCTCATAAAGTATTTACACCTTTTTGTCCCCTTTTTTAAGGTGTTAACTAGCTACAAAAAGTTCAAATACTATAAATACATGAAGAACATGTCTTCATGGAGATTATAAAATGGCACAATTAAGTTCACCAGGCGTAGCGGTCACAGTCGTAGATGAAAGTTTCTACACACCTGCAGGCGCAGGAACAGTACCCCTATTCATTGTTGCTTCGGCAGAAAATAAACCAAACGGTTCAGGAACTGGCACAGCGCCGGGCACCTTAGCTATGAACGCTGGGCAAGTATACTTACTTACTAGCCAAAAAGATGTATCAGATACTTTTGGTATTCCAAAATTTTACACAGATGCAGAAAACAATCCTATCCATGCTGGAGAACAAAACGAATATGGCTTAGAAGCCGCTTATAGTTTCTTAGGAGTTAGTAACCGTGCGTATGTAGTACGTGCAGATTTAGATCTAGGGTCACTAACAGGAACTACTAAAACTCCAGTGGGCGATCCGGTCGATGGTAGTTATTGGATTGATACTGCTAACAGCAAATATGGCGTATTTGAATGGAATGGCGCTGCCGCTACTACTACTGGTGGTCAATCATTCACCGTACAACCCGTAACAGTTATCACTGATGTTGCAAAATTAGTTGGCGGTAGTAGTACAGGAGCCCCGTTGGCCAGCGTTGGCGCACTAGGTGACTATGCACTTGTGGCCGCAACTACATTACAAAAATTATATTTTAAAAAATATCTTTCAGGAAGTGCCGCAGGTACATGGGTAGAAGTTGGAACAGCAGCCTGGCAAAATTCATGGCCGACTGCTGTAGGAAACGTTAATAACAGTTCTATTACGCTAGCATCTGATACATTAACAATTAACGCTATTACTATTAACATGACCGGTGTTACCACGCTAACTGGTTTGATCACAGCCATTGGTGCAAACGTAACAGGCGTAACAGCGGTTAATATCAACGGTTATTTAAATTTATTTGTAGACAGCACAGCAAAAAGTACAAACGGTACCGCAGACGGCTTGCTAATTATTAGTGGTACAGCAGTGACCAAAGTTGGTTTAGTTGCAACTACCTATATGAGCCCAGCGTTAACATTAAGTGCTCATACCAGTGTTCCATTATACAAAGCAACCGATAATACCACTACAGCAAACGGTCGCCCAACTGGCTCTGTATGGTTAAAAACTACCAGTGCTAATTTAGGTTCTGATTGGATTGTTAAAAAATACAACAGTGCCGCAGGTGCATGGAAAGAGCAACCAGTGGGATTATATGCTAACGGACAAAGTGCATTAGCAACTTTAGATCCAACCGGTGGCGGTCTCAATGTACCAGCAGGAACAGTTTATATCAAGTATAACGATGACGAGCAATCACCGTCATTAACACATTTTAAAGCCTACATACGTACTGCTAGATCTACGACATCGATTACTTCTGTGGCTGTTACAACTGGCACATTTGTAGCTGGAACAAATACATTTAATATATTAGAAAGTTCTCCAGGTAGTACTAGTTTAATATCAACTACTGTGTCATTTACAGCGGCCTCCACTTCAGCTGATGCCGCTACATTTGTACAGTATTTGGTAGCCGCATTACCTGCTACAACAAATATTGTTGCTAGTTACAACACCACAACCAATGTTATCACAATTACACACAGCCTAGGTGGTGAACTGCGATTTACAGATACTGCACCGGCGGCGGGTACTGGTCCTATTGGTAAATTGTTCACGGTAGGAACTACATCAAATTTCTTTGCTAGTCCAGCAGGCACAACAGGTCAATATGTGGCCAGCTTATGGAGCCCAAGTTCAACAGGCGTTTCTGGTAACGGTTTTGCAACAATTAGTGATACTGCACCATCGACTGTTCCAGCAGATGGTACTGTATGGTATAATACTAACATTGCTAGCTCTGTTGATATTATGATCAACAACGGTACGACTTGGAAGGGATATTTGGGTTATACACAAAACCAAGCTGGTGGTACAACTACAGACCCTAACGGTCCTATTATTTCAGCAAGCAAGCCAACAGTACAAAGCGATAATACTCCATTAGCCAACGGTGATCTATGGATAGACACTAGTGATTTAGAAAACTTCCCGGTTATTCGTAAGTATAACTATCAATCATCAACGTGGGTATTGGTTGACAACAGCGACCAAACAACAGAAAACGGTATCGTGTTTGGCGATGCTCGTGCAGGCACAAGTGGCGGCACAGCAACAGTTGCTCCAAGCGGTACTATTGTACAATTACTATCCAGCGACTTCTTAGACCCAGATGCTCCTGATCCAACACTATATCCAAAAGGTATGCTGTTATGGAAT